CACTTGCACAAGTTCCTCCAGTGACAACATTCACCCAACCAGGTTTGCCATCTTTTGATTTTGAACCTTTGAACCACTTATGAAGTGATCCTTCCTTCACTGATTGTTGAAATGATTTTTTAATTTCAGACACACCAATAACATCAATTACTTCTGCAAAAGTTTGTCCATCAGAATTTTCTATAGTAACAGAATCGCTCATAAGAACTAGGAATCCTCTTTATTATTTAGTATTCCTTGTTTTAACATCTTTGATAATTCAGAAGTTGAACCTACAAATAATGCATTATTAGTTACTGTATTAGGTGTTTGTTTTTTATCTTCATCAACTTCTTTTACCTTCTTTTGAAGTTCCATTAACTTATCAGTCGTATCTGCAACTGATTTTATAATCTGTCCTGCAACTTCATATGCTCTTGGACTTGCACTTTCACCTGCAAGTTCCATAATACCATTTAATGACTCTTGACCCTTTTCAATTAATGAATATAAATTAGCACGAGTATAGTCGTAGTCCTTCTGAACATCATCCTTTGCTTTAGACTCAACCTTTTCAGGTTTAGCATTTGGGGTGATGTCGATAGCACTACTTGTGTTTAACGCTTTATCAATGGGATCATAGTTAGTCATTGTATTCATTAAATGTCTTTCTGTTGAGTTGGACTATATGATTTGGAGTCGAAGAAAGTTTCAACATTACCATTAAATCCAAAATCATCATCTGGTTCAACCAATAAATCGTCAGCTACTGTTAGTACATCAATTGAGGTTCCTTCAATGTGTGTCGCAGAAACACTTTGATACCCACGATTTACAACAATTGTGTTTGCATCAACGATTTGTTTAATTTTCATTATTTCTTTATCTATAATAATTCTCATACCCACACTCAAGGCTGATGTTCCACTAATATCAAATCGAGTCTTAGTTTTTGATAAATCTGCTCTGAGAACTGCAGTGTTATCATCATTATAATCTTTAAGTGCTTGAGGTGTAGCAGTGAATCGCAACTCTCTTTTTGCAGTTTCTCTATCAACAGATGCATGATAATCGACCTGTACTTTTTTGATAAGTCCTTCGGAAGAATCGGATACAGGACCGAAGAGATAAGTTTTTGCAGTAAAATTAAGTGTGTATATTAATGCTCTTCTGGTTGCAAAATCACCTTCGTAATCATCTTGGAATGAAATATTATCTAATACAATTGGAACATCTCTTTTTTCTCCAATAACATCTATCAAATTAATACTGACATTAAATGATGGTTGAAAGTATGGTAATATCTGTTCTATGATTTGTAATGCATCATCATTTAATTTAACAAGAATATTTAATTCAAAACCAATATTATATGGTACTGGCATGAATACTTTTCTTAAATTACTTCCATCAGATGCTTTGAATGTTTGAGTAATACCACCTTTTCTTGTTGCATCATATGCAATATTTGTAGTTTCAAATGACATTCTAGGAAGTGTGATTTGAACTGCTTTATTTAAATCTGCTTGCTGTTCGATTCTTGCTAGGAATTTTTGCATAGGTCCATAAGCAAGAGGCACTCTCAAGTCACTTGTTTCTTTTCCTGCACCATCTCGATGACGAATATGAATGTCATTAAAAATTGTACCAAAAGAGATTATAGTCTTTCTGAGTATTTCGTGATAATAGTATTGTCCTAACATTAGAATGTACCGAATGGATTACCTTCTGAAAAATCAAGTATATCATCTGCTTCAGATTCGATGATTTCATTTGATTCAAAGGTTGTGTCTTGATTTTGTTCGTTAAAGAAGTCTAGAGCATAATTTGACAATACAGTAGATCCGAATGAAACTACAGTAGTGACACCAGTAGTATTTAACGAAGGAGTACTTATAGTAATTGTTCCTGAACCAATACTTGTAACAGTTGCACCAGTTCCTACAATAATAGTCTGTCCAAATTCAACCTGATTTAATTCCTGATTCAAGGATATACTTGAAGTATTAATACCAGTAAATATTGTTGTTGTGATACCAATTGTTGCTGCAGTTGTTATACCAACATCAAAGAATGTTGATTCAGTTGCCTGAATGGTTTCACCAGGTATAAATGCTGCCATTGTTGTTCCAATACCAACATTAGATATTTTAAGAATACGAGTATCTGTATCCCATTCTTTTACTCTTGCTTCTATTCCTGATGATACACCTCTAACAATTTCACCTCTCTCAAAATTACCAACTCCCTGTATTGTTGTAGGACTTGCAATTGTAATTGTAGGTTGTTGAGTGTATCCAATACCAGCATTTTTAATTAAGATATCAGATATTGTATTATCTGCTAGTAGATTTACCTCTGCTGCAGCTGGTGATGTGCTCGTTCCGACAATAGAAACCGTAGGTGTCGCAGCATATCCAACACCATTATTTGTAATTAAGAAATCAACAATACCAAAGTTTGTTTGTTCGACAGCAGCTGTAGCAGCAGCACCTACACCACCTCCACCTGTAATTGTAACTAATGGTGCAGTAGTATATCCAGCACCAGCATTTGTAAGTAATATTCTTTCAATTGAGAATATACCTGCTCTTGTTGTTGTAATCGCAACTGCGGTTGCATTTACATTACCTGCAATATTAGGTGCAGTTGAAATAGCAACATTTGGTGTGCTTGTGTAACCACTTCCATCATCATTTAATACAATCTCACGAACATATCCTCTATCGGCTGTATTAAGTTGTGCTGTTGCTGTTGCTGTTTGCCCAACTCCTATAAGTTGTAATGTTGAAATATATCCAAGATCTTCGATTTGTGAATCAATTTCATCAACATCAGTATCGAATACTTCATCTTCAAGTTCAAAGAGTTCACATTTAAGTTGATAAACATAATTTTTTCCTAACTGATAGAAAGGTTGCTCATGTTCAACAAACTTAACTTCAAATAATCTAGATCCGAGTGGGAAAAATATAATATCCCCTTCACGAGGTCTTGATGATAATTCATAATCATCATCTGCTTCTAAAAATGGAGATATGAAATCTTCAAATCTCTCTTTTGATATTGTAACTGTAAGTTCATCTCTCAAACTTACACCAAATTTAGTCATGATGTCACCCTGACCACCATAACCATCAAAAGTATTTACATATGCTTCCAATAAAAAATTATCATCAAAAGCAGATGATTGAACTTCTTTTATAATTGTTTGTTTTCTTACAAATTTTCGGGGAATATAAGTTACTTCAACACCGTAAATTTTTAAATGCTCATTTATTAAGTCTTGAACTAATCGTTGTTCTCCTTGAGAACCTTGTAAAAAGAAGGGATTTAATGCCATCAATCATCACCCTATAAAATCGAGTGGAGGTAACTCATACTCAAGCATCATTTTTTGTCTTATATTTTCAATTTCTTTCTCAGCATCATCGTATATTTCCCTTCCATTTAATTCAATTCCACCAGGTAACTTTGTTCCTCTAAATTTAATTAGATTCATTCCCCACTGTCTTTTAATCAATGCTGTTAAATATAATTTAACAAAATAATCATTGTAAACCTGAGTAAATGTGTCTGGATCTAATGCCCTAAAACAGTCCATTACTAAGAAATTACCTGCTTTTTGAGCACCCCAATCAATATCCAGATATAATCTATCTTGTCTTTTATTAAATCTTATTTGTATTTCAGGTGTAAGTAAAAAATCTATATCTTCAAGTCTTCTTTTTACCATGCTATAATTTAGCAATTCAAGTGAATTAAATTGGTATAAGTCATTCAAAAATAATTGATATTTAATACTAAACATACTACCTGATATTGTGCTAGTATCAAATTTAAATATCTTATTAACACCTACGACAGAATCTGGTATTTGTAAAAAATTAGAATTTTCGTAAAAATTAGTGGTTGTTGTTCCATAACCAGGTATATTTGTTGATGTAGTAGTTGTAGTAACTATACCAACACCTGTTTTACTATTTGCTTTACTTTCACCAGCTACCTCTGCACCAACTCCTCTATCAATATCACCCTGAGTAATTTCATATTTCAAATACATCCTTTCAACACCATCAAAGTGTCTTTCATTATAAAGTTGTAACGTATCATCAACTAAATCATCAATCTGATCATCGTCAACGTTAATTTCTAAAACGGGTGCACCCAACTTTCTCAAGCAGTAATCTATTAATTGTTGTCTAGTTGTCGGTTTGGCCATCTTCCTCTTCGATATCTGCTAATAGATTTTCGTATTTTTCTTGTAGTTCAAGTTTTTCTGCTAGTAATTCTTTTTGAGCATCCAAGTTGTCTTGTGCAATTGTTTGCAATTTTGCTTCAAGAAGAATATTTTGGTTGGTTAATGTAGAAATTTTTTGGTTATAAATTTTAATCAAAGCATTCACATCAACATCATTAGATCTTGTCATGTTTTAGAAAGTTCCCCCATCCAGAGTTGTTGTCCATTTTGGTATACCAGCAGCATTAGTGGTTAACACAAAGTTAGAAGTAGTTATACCAGCAGCAGTACCTGCAGCACCGATCTGTCTACCTGTAGTATCAAAGTATACAATACCATTACCAGTGGTATCAAAATCACCAGACTGGAAGTATATATTCTTGATGTCTAATGAACCTCGTGTGCCAGATGCAGTATCACCTGTTAAAGTGGCATCAGGTATGTAAGTAAATGACCTTGCTGGTGCATTACTATTGGTATTGGAATCGGTGTCAATATATCCAAAGAATCCAACCTTGTTATTACCTGAACCTGCACTTGTATTATAGTTAAATGCTACACCACGATCAGTATTAGTGTCAACATTTGAAGTTACTTCAAGTTGAGTTGTAGTTGCAATACCACCAACCTGAACAGCATTACTAAGTGTAATTAATTTTTCACCTAAATCAAAAGTTGAAATTGTGGTTCCTGATGCAACATTAGTTCCACTAATACCATCTCCAGTATTAATACCAGCAGCTGTGTCAATCTTAATTGTACTAACACCAGCATTTGCTGTTTGCATTACAGTTCTTGTACTTGTAGTTACCCCAAGATTGATGATTGGATCATTTAAATTAACTGTAAATGAATCAACTGTTGTAGTTGTTCCGTCAACTTGTAAGTCACCTTTAATAATAACTTGTCCTTCATTACTCAATCCATCTGGATATGGGTCAATGAATAGTGTATTACCAGTATTAGGTAATGATGAAATTACATTTGATGATATACCAACACCACCAACTCTTGCATCTAATGCATGAAAAACACCACCTGTCTGGTGAATATCACTTTGGAAAGTAGAAACACCTGTAACTTTTAAGTTACGCATTGTTGCTTCATCGAAGAAGATATCATCAGCAACGTGTAAATCTCCACCTACAAATAAGTCACCAGTGGTTGTAACTATACCTGTAAATGTTGATACACCAGTAACACCTAAATTACCACCTATATTAACACTCTTCTCTATACCGACTCCACCTTCGACTATAAGAGCACCAGTGTCTTTGGTAGATGAATCAGTCACATCTGCCATTACAACTGCTACACCATTCTCATAGACCCAATCAGCACCTGTTACATTGATTCTATCATCTCCGTCTTCATCATATTCTATTTTTGCGTCTTTACTATCACCAAATGCTAGTTTTATATCATCTCCGATTACTACTTCACCAGCACCATTTGGTGTAAAGAATATATCACCATCAGTATTTGTCGATGAAAGGACGTTTGCATCTAATCTTAAATTATCAACATTCCATTGATCTACCTTTCTATTTTGATCAACAATTGCAACAAATCCATTCGCAGCAGTTGATGCGTTAGCAGCACTCGCAACTGAACCTGCAGTATTACTTAATAAATCTGTAAAATATCTACCACCAACTACCTGTGGATTACCTCCGTTGTCTCCAACAAATAATCTATCACCACTATTACCTTGCGTACCTCCACCACTCAGGGTTACACCAACTTCACCAAATTGTAAAGATGATGGTGCTGAAGTACCAGTCGATCTTTTTACTCGTATAATGCTTGCCATTTCTAGAAGCTACCTCCGTTTACGTCCAAATTTTGAGTTGCACCTGGAGTTAACTCTAAAGTTCCAGTCCATTGCTGTGTGGTGCTGTTGTACACTAAAACCATACCATTCTGTGGATTACTGGCGTTCACATCACTTAATTCACCAATACTTCCTGCTGCGTTACCTGCTAATGAGGATGTAACCTTAATAGCATTTTTCTGACCAACTCTTACTTTGATATCTGCCATTACTTCGTAACTCCTTCTCTAACTAAAACAGCACCTTCCAAAACTCTTGTTACCTCACCTGAAGTGTCAGTAATTAAGACATCATATACAAATCTACCTGGTTTTAAATTAACAGTTTGATTTGTTGTAAGACCAACTCGTATTTTACCACCAGTGGCATTAATGATTTGTGTTGAAAAATCAGTAGCACTGCTACTACCAGGATGTTTTCGCATCTGTGCAGATGCTGTAAATCCAGTTAAATCTGTAGCAGAATTTGTCGCAGCACTTTCCAAAGTAAAAACTTGGGAAAAAGTAGTTCCAGTATTAACGGTAAGATTACTAACGTAAACTGCCATGTAAAAACAATATCACGATCTAAAGTATATTTATATTTAAAGTAACCCGTCTATTTTGATGCTATTTGTTTCAGTAAATTCTTTATTTCTTCAATATCTCTTTTCATACTATCTATTTCATCTCTCTCAATCTTTTTTTGATTTCTTCGTTGTTTATACTGAGAATATCCAAGACTATCACAATTAATGATAGCCCCAGATTTTTCATCTCTGTATAAGTTTTTGTGACCCTCTACTGGTATCATGCCAATGCTAGAACTCTAAGATCTTTTAGTTTAGGAGCAAATGCTTCATTTGTTCCACTAAAGACTATTTTAATCTTAAACCCAGTGAATTCGTCTAAGTTATCAGCAGTAAACTGATAATCTCTAAACACACCCTCTGCACTTGCAGGAACAAAAGCATCTGGTCTACCAGTATTTTTCGATACATCAATCACTTGATCTCCGAAACCGTCACCATCTGTATCATTCATATTATCAAAACCAGGCATCAACTCATATGCAAGTTCAGTATCAGCACCATCAGATCTGAATAACTGATATAATACACGGAAGTCAGCAGATGAATCTCGATAAGCACCAACAATTACCTTCAATGAAGTTGCTGGATTCTTAAGGTCAACTCTTTGACTGATGTAAACTCCTGCATGAGGATCACCAGATGTTCTCTCAGATCTACCATCTTTAGTAATATCCTGAATAGGAGAATTCAATCTAGCTCTTTGATAAATTATCGTACCGTTCATTGTATCCAATATCGGAGATAAGTTTTCATCTGATGATTGGAATAGAACACCGATTGTGAAAGATCTATTTAAAGGTAAATCTGTTAATCTAGTTGTTTCATTTATTCTTGAACATACCAATCTAGGTGTATTAAGTCTATTTGGTTGATTCAAAGTAACATTTTCATAACCTTGATCTATGAAAGGTGCTTCACCACCTCCAGCACTTGTACCCGATACTGTGCGGATTTGTGCTTCTAGAGTTGTACTATCACTTGGAGTGAATACATTGAATTGTGGGAAAATTTGATTGAACTGATAGTTTTGAGATGCAAAGATGTTGTTTCCTCCAACATTTTGTTCTGCTGTAAAACTAACCTGACTGTCACCACTTGCTTGTCCACCACGATTAATTTCAAGGTAATACCTATCAATATCATTAGCATTTACTAATGCTGTAGTAGTTGGCATATTATGATTAGTGTTAATTTTGGTTAAATCAAATCCATTCAATTCATATTTGAATGCAACACTATTAGTATCATGAGTTCTTACAACTGTTCCATCTACACCTCTGGTGCCGATACCTAGTTGATTAACTCCGATGCTATCATAATAAATGATTTCACTGTTAATTTTTACAAATCCCCTGCTTGTTGATATTCCGTTGAAGGATGCAAATGGAGTTGTGCTTGCAACTGAAATTACTAAATCATCAACATCAATCGCATCTGTTACAACAATTGGATTTGTGTCAGCTACAACATCTGAAATTGTGACCAAGTTAGTACTTGCTGTCATACCATGATTGTAATGATCAACTTCAATTACATTACCAGTAAACTTATCATCATATGTTGCTGATGAAGTAATGGTTGTACTACCATAAGATGTTGCAGTCGAACCTTCATAAACTACGATTGGTTGACCTGAAGTAAATTCTTCACCCTGAACATTGTTCAAGAATAATGTGCCTGTTCCATTTGTTGCTGATACTGTTATGAGTGCATCAGATCCTTTGGTGACACCATTTGTTGTTATACCTACAACATCACCAACTGCATAACCGTTACCACCTACATTACTTGTAATTGAAACAGATGAAACTTGTCCTGAACTATTAGTTGCAACCGTTGCAGTAGCACCAGAACCATTACCTGTTATTGCAAATAGAGGAACACCGTTGTATGTTTGACTTGCATCAAATCCAACACCACCTGATGTAACTGCAAGTGTTTGTATCGGACCACCAACTTTCTCAATGAATCCTTGTATCGCAGTTGCTGATGTTGAATCACTTACCTGCTTTCCTATTGCTAAATTAGCAACTGAGGATGCATGAGTTGTAGTTACGATACCAACTTTTAATTTTCTTGGTAAAGTTTTAATCGCATTAGGAGTTAATCTTTCAATAATGGCAGATCCTTTCTCCATTTTAGGATTATAGAAGTATGCAGTTCCAGGTGTTGTTGCAAACTTTGCCTTATATAATTTAAATTTAAGATCTTCAAATTGGCTAGCAGTCCATATTGATCCGTTCTGAGATTTGAATAAACTACCACCAATATACTGACGAGTAACAATAACAGATTCAGCATCTGGTAAACTTTGTGTGTTTACTGTTCTCTCACCCATTTGAGCAATCCATGCTTCATAATTATTAGTTGTAGGAGCAAGAAGTACTAAAGCATATTCAGTATTTGGTTCTAAGTATACAGGAGATGGGAATTTAACGTTAGTTGCTACCTCTGCATTGCTTGATATATTAATATCATCAGGGTTGACAACAACACGAGCATAATCCTGCACAACTTGTAAGGTAGGAGTTCCTAACTCCATCTCTCTTATTTCAACTGTTATTTTTTCATTTGGATCTTTATTCGCAAAGAATAAATCAACAGAGGTAATAAATGCACCAGTTTCATCAGTTGTAAATGACTGTGATAGAGGATCGTCGTCCTGTGGAGGTGGTGGTGGTCTTCTCACGATCACCAACGTGTTAGTATAAGAATCTACTATTCCTGTTGCACGATATGTTGTTTGACCACTACTTATAAGTAAACTACCAGGTGCACTCTCAGCATTTGTAGAACTAGATGTTAACTTAAATGTACTTGTTCCAGTTCTAAATCTTAATGGAGGTGGTGGAGAAGCAAGTGGATCACGGAAGAAGAATGAACCAGATAAATCACCGAATGTATCTGCAACTAATCTTACATCTGAAACTTCTGCTTGTGCACCACTAGACCTTCCTAAGACAGTAATACCTGATCCTAATGGAATAAAACCAAAGAATGTACCTTGTGCTTCATCTCCTAGTGAATTAATATCCACATTTAATACTGAAGATGATGCAGAATAACTACTACCTAAAGAAACTGATGTGTTATATGGGTTAGCATTGAATGTTTCAGATGGTGATAATGCACTACCTTTCTTATGATCTGATTGTGCTAATCGTAAAGTACATACATTTACGCCAGTTGAATCAAATATATCAACTGTTTCTCCCTTTTCAAAGATACCGTTGATCATGTTAATTTCAATTAACTTAGGTACAATATCAATTCCACTTGTGCTATCAAAGAATGGATAGAATCTAGCAACAGGTCTTAAACCAGATGTGTGGAAAACAACGTTTCTTGATCTGATATGTGTATCTGGAACACTACTTGTCTTTATAGTGTCGATAAATGAACCATTAAATCCACCTGTAATTCTTCTTTCACCACCATCTACTTGGACATTTCTTACCCAACTATCGGTACGAGGTGTTAAATCAATAGTACCTGTGAAGTCAACCATATTAAATGGGTTAACATTTTCAACTCTAGATGCTAAAGGTTGTTCTAAGAAATCAACTTCAGTATAATCTAAAGTTATAAGATCACCAGTTTTTCTAACATTTGGATCTAATAGTTCTAAATCTTCTGAGAAATCTGCAGTATCAACATTTGTTGATAAATTAAGTGCCACTTCTGGTTTAATTGACCAGAAATCAAGTGGAACATTTAATTCTTTATTTGCAACATCTATTGCACATTTGTTATCGGGGTCACTTAGATCGAGTAAATTTGTATCTTTAAAATCATCAACAAAGAAACCTGTTTTAAATCTAGATAATCCATCTACATCTTGTACTTGTAATGTTTTTGTATCGAGTTCTAATAAACTTAATGATGTTATTTCCTCTAAAGTTTCAATTCTACCTTCAAGAAGACCGATATCCCTCATGGTATATCTTACATTATCAACTACCTTTACTATCGCATCATCTGGATCGTACAAATAAGCAGGTAATTCAATTGTTGCAATCTCCATTGCATTTTCAATTATTGGAGGTGCTACTGGATTTAAGTTAGATGTTCCTTTTATAACAGCTACATTTCCAAGAATATCTAATACTAACTTATCAGTTCTTGGAAGATAGAAATTATATCCAACAATAGAACTCTCATTTGGTTTTACAATAAACTCTGGATTAACATTACCTGTTCCTCCAAATAATCTATTTTGGAATGCAAATGGTGACTCATTACCAGAATATGTTGTTACTCTTGGTCTAAAGTCAATAGTATCAGTAGCTCTTAAACCACCTTCTAAAGTAGGAATGTCTGAACTAAATCTCTCTTCTGGATAAGATGCAACTGTATAAAAATCACCAACATCATTTGATGGTACAGTATATGAATTATATACTATTAATAATTTTCTTGTAGCAGGTGGGAAGTTTTGTTTTCTAACTAATCTCGAATAATCATAGAATTGTTCTCTCTGACCTTTATCAAGTTCATATCTATTTGTGATATTCAAGAAACTACCAACTGTTATATCTTGTAATGATGTTAAGATATTTGATTCTTCAAAATCAGTTGTTTCACCTATTGTAAATTTGGTAGGTGTCAAATATGCAACTTCTATTTGATTTGCTGATATTTGGGCTGTAATTTGTGCCACAGCACCACTTGTTCTACCAGAAACCTTTTCACCAATTATAGATGTTGTATTTAAACTTAAACCATCTGGGAATGTAAGTTTATCAAGAACTGGTGAATTTGTATCTATAGATTCAAAAACTCCAACAACATTTGCAACATCTGGAATGTTAAATGAAATCTCTTTATCTTCAACTCTTAAACCATAAGCAGTGCTTCGTTCCATTCCACTTGCAGTTGTATTAATTCCAACAGCAGTTTTTAGAATTTCTATTTTTTGACTTCTGAGATAATTCTTCTGTTTACTCTTTAGTGCTTGTTTTTTAAGAGTTGTGCTAACAACAACATTTGATTGTGATGTTCTTAATCCATTAATAGTTACAGATTGACTAGCAGTATCAAGTACAACTTGATCATTTGTTAAACTTTCAATTGCTCCATCGGAATAATGTATTGAATATCTTTCTTCGTCAAATGCTTCATAGAATGCACTTCCAATACCACTCGATGCTAAATCGAATGTAAGAACACCACTTCCATCTGTAGACTCACCAGTAATATCGGTTCCTACAACAAGATTAGCAGTTGATAAATTAATATCTGATATATTATCATTACCTATACGAGCATACAATCCTTTGTTTTCATTAAGATTGATATTTGGTACTCCAAATGCAAATGTAGGTGTTACAGAGGCACCAGAGGGCAATGCACCATTACAAATACCACTTACATTTTGTACTGCTGCTAATGTTAATGTAATTCCATCTGATGATACACTTGTTATTCTGTTAAATCTTTCAGATGTCTCACCTGGCAATGTATATCTAACAATAGTATCTGTTTTAATACCTGCAAAACTCTTTCCAGCACATGTCGCAATACCTGCTGCATTTATGTTTAAGGTATCTGATACATTAAATCCTGTTGGAATTTTACGATTTAAAACAGTATCAGCAACAAAATCAGCAGCATATCCACTTAAAGCAGACGCATCTTGATAAACTGATTTAATATCTTCAACACCAAATATACGAACCGTTTGTATAGAACGTGATAATTCTGGATCTTCATTAATTATAATTCCTTCACCAGCAATAAATGAACCAGTAACTTGTGTTAATTTAACTACAGTACTAGCACCACCAGCAGATATTGCAAATCCAGTAGCACCACTACTTAAACCTCTTACATATGAGGCATCTGGTAATTCAGTATTACTAACAGCACTATTTAATACAAGTCTTGTAAATGTTTGTATATCAAATAAATGCAATTCCCATTCACTTGAGTCATCTTTATAGGCAGCATTCCTTACATTAAATGAGTATACTCTTGCTTGTCCTATTAATTCACCAGTACCAGCACTATTTGAACCTGTTCTTTGATTATATAATTCAACAAATTTTGAATCATCTTTAATATTAGGAGCTGGTGCACCAAATACATTATTAACTCTTAATATAGTTCCCATTTGATATGGAACTAATGATGCATCAACAGTTTGCTTATCTCTTGGTTTATCAACATCAATAATATTTGCACCAGTTAATTCAATATCATACCCTTTTACATATGCCTTACCAGCAGATATTTTTACACACATTAAATCATCTGTTGGTGTATTCTGCTGATCTGTTATTTCATTAGACCTGAATATACCTTCATTTGATACTCCATCATTTAAAGAATTTTTAACCTGTACATCAAATTTTTGTACAGAGTAATGTCCTGATTCATCAAATGTTCTTTCTGCAAAATAATCTCTAATAAGAGAATATTGTGACTTTGTAATTATTTTCTTGATCTCACCATCATCAACACGCAATAATTCGATAAAATTAGTATCATTAAAATCAGTAAGACTCTTTTTAGCTAATGTTGTTGTGATTTTTAATCTATCTGCACCTGGTGCAGCAAAATTAGAGAATCCTCTTGCATTATCATATAATGAATCTTCTTCTTTTGCAGTTACTAGTTGCTCATCAATATTAAGACCAACTCTATATGATGGTAGATTTGAATATGGATCTAATACAATTTTATCAGTTGATACATCAACAAATGATCCTCTTATGAAATATGTACCAGATGATATTCCAACAGCAGATCCAGTCGCAGATGCATTTGAATCTACAAGTGTTAATATAGTTTCTCCCTCATTTACTGCAGTATTGCCATAAACAAATGATGATTCGGTTATGATTTGTTCACCATCAGTCAAACTGGATATGGTATTGTCAGAACCTGATTGTAAATATTTTACATATATTGTTAAATCAGTTACATCATTTTCAAGTCCAACGAATTCAAAACTATCAATGTTAAAGATTATACCTGACTGCTCTCCTCTTAATCTTAATCCTTTCAACTGCTCCAGATATAACGATACTGGAATACCTAAATGAGTATTGTTAATTCTAACAGAGTAATATTGCTGGTCAAAAACTATATTACCAGGTATAACCATCGACCCATCTTTAAAGATGTGACTTCCAAATGATTCAATCTGATTTTGTAATGAAGATTGAAGAGTTGTTAGCTCTCTTGCTTGAACAGGGAATCCTGGTTTAAATAGGACTTTGTAAAATTTATCTTCCTTATCAAAATCATCGTAATAAGGACTTATATTTAAATTCGTTTTTTGTGGCATTTTTTAAAATTCCAAGATGATTTTAATGTCTTCTTTTTGTCTGGAGTTTCTAGTAATTAGAGGTCTATTATCCAAGTATATTATTTCACCTGACCCTTTATTTATCTCAGGAGAAGCAAGACCATTTGTGAAATTGACTCCGAGTGAGATAACCTTGTTACCAGTTGGATTTGTACTTATACCTGTAAAGTTTTGATCGACAGTTGCAGTAAATCCACTTGTTGGTGCGGTTATACTTTCTGCTGATGATTCAAAATTTAATACTTTTGCTTCAGTTGTAACTCCAACATAATCTGTTTGGTCTGCTGTTGTTTGATTAAAATACAAAGACCTATCTTGATAATATTTAATTACATTAGTATCAGTATCATATGATACTATATAACCCTCTGCAGTACCACCAGTTACTGATTGCTGTATCTTTTCACCTATAGTTGGAGTTCCTGTAGGAGATACTACCTTGACTGCATTAACTGATGAAAAATCATTTGCAGTATAAGTTGCAGTTGATCCAATAGATGTTGGATTTTTTATGATACTTATTTGTGCAAACTTAGTATCAGTTGGGAAATCTTTTGTAGAATCATCAAATCTTGCATAAATTAGAAGTTTATCAGTTCCCAATTCTTTATATAAATCAAATCCATGCCCCTTTGATGGAGGAATGATTGGAATTAATTTAGCATGATTACCAACAGAAACACCTGAATTTCCAAGAGGTCCCAAATCAACCATACCAAAGGTATATCCTTGACCACCAGAAGATACATTCGTTTTAGTTATTTTACCGTTACTATCCGTATCAATAACAACTTTTGCTCCTGTTCCATCTCCAATAATATCAACTTCCCTTCCAACAATATTTTGTGAATAACCAAATCCTTGCTTATCAATATAAACTTTTTTTATTTGGTTATTATTAATTGTTGAATCACCATTTTCACGCACAGATTGTATTTGTGTTTCTGATGACGTTGGCCAATCACCTGGTACAGAAATATATTCTGTTGAGTCAAACTTTATAATATCACTTGGAGGCACTGTAAATAAGTATTTCCAAATGTATCCATCACCACTTTCACCTGCTCTTGATGGTTCTAAGTCTGTAAATAGTGGTTCATCTTGTGATGCATTACCAGAGGTGCTTATACCTGAAGATCCATTATCAATACAAACATACACATCAAAGTTTTTATTCATTACATAGTAATTTGCTGCATATAACCTTGTTGAGTTTGTTACAGGTGATGGACTTTCAACACTATAATCATGCCTAAACATTTCATATCTTGTTCCTTGTGTCCAATTTCTTCTTGTTATTAATCTTCTTACATTAGCACCAGTTACCTTTTTACCAAATATTTGAGTATCTCCAGCATGATTCATGTAGTTGAAATTATCAACTGGATTTGGTGTGTTTGTATTCCATGCGGTAGTCCGACCAAAACCCACTGCAAGTGCAGGATTAGCAAGACCAACCACAACATAATATGAATTAGTAGAGTTATCTACAGTCTCTACAAAATTATTTGCATTTAGAATTCTAAATTGATCTGTTACAATTGCAGCCATATCATCAGCTTTTTTCTATATTTATACTACCCAAGATCCTTTCTTAATGAACCATTGTCCCTAAGACCAAAATCTCTTCTCTGGATAGATGGGTAAGTCGTTAAACCAGAGTCTATTGTTAAACCAGTTACACCGATTGAAATTGGATTCAAATCTCTTGTAAACCCAGAAAGTCTACCCCATGAGAATCCACCAATCGCAGTTCCAATACCAACTGAAGTGTCAACACCTGTTGTATTTACACCTGTCATTATATTACATGTAATAATGCCAACTCCTGCATTGTATGCGTTCACAAAGTAAATGTTGTCAACACATGTAGTTCCAGTAGACACTATTGTTGCATTATCACTTACGACTGATGTAACACCGTGTCCAACTTGAGTTTCAAATATATGAACTGGATATCCAACTTTCAAATCACTTGCTACTGAATTTGGATTATTAGTTAAATCAACATTTAATGTAAATTTAAGTGCAAGAGGATGACCAATTCCATCAGTAACAGCAATACCAATTATATCACCATCAAATCCTTCGACTGTAGTGATTGTATCTATATCTTCTTTTATAGCATTTGGTAATGGTGCTAAAACTTGAGGCACAGCAGTAAATGTATATCCAAAACCAGGATTAGTTATTGTTGTGCTAGTAATCACTCCATTTGTGATTGTTGCTGTTGCAGAAGAAGTTGTTCCTACTCCAACTCCTATCGCATGAGGTGCGGATATGGAAATTGAGGTTGTTGATCCAACATAACCACTACCACCATTAGTAATTGAAAGTGATGATATAGTTCCAGCAGCAGATACAACAGCAGTGAAAGCAGCAGCAACTGGATCAGTAGATCCTACAATTAATCCACCAACACTACCAACAACTAAACTTGAGAAGTCCTCTTCATAATTAAAGAATTTTGCATTATCAACAAACATCTCAGTATCAGTTGTGGTTATATCATCAATTATTTTTGCTGTTGGATAAACTTGAGCTTCGATTGAATCTCTTGATTTAAATACGACTTCACCATTTACTTTTTTATCTACCTTTTGTTTTGTCCAATTTAATGGTTTGAAGTTTCTTTCATCTACACCTTGTTCTGTGTATAGGTTAGTTTCAACTTCATCAGATGCTGATATTGTATAAATTGTTCTTTGTTTTTGTGTAGTTGTGATACCACTATCATTATTTAATTTAAATATCTGAACAATATCTCCTGTTTGAATTGTTGGTGAAACTGATGAACCAGCAGCGACTCTTACCGAATCAACACCTGATGTTCCTTGATAGAAGAAAATATCAATTATATCTTCTGGATCAGGTGCTTGTGAGAATTCAAATGATGTACCACCATCAAATGTATAAGCATCACCTGGATCTTGTATGACACCATTAATAAAGATTAATAATAGAGCATCAAGATTAATAAGTGATGAATCTGGATTATTTTCATCTACCTCGAAACTCAATAGATTAGCATTGAATATTAGTGGGAATCTCTTTCTAACACCATCTTGCAAGTCTTTAATTGAATCAATAAAGTCAAACTGTCCAAAGTTCCAAGATGAGTATTGATCTCTGAATACATCAGTGACTGTTAATTCAAATTCATTTACTAAACTACTCAAACCTTTTGCTGTAACTAAACCAACTGGTTTGAATACATCACCAACTTTAAAGTTGTATCCATTATTTTCTAATACAAAATTGCTTACAGTAAATAATGTAGATCCAATACCAACAGATGTATTAGCAGCTCCGATTGTAACACTAACTGATGATCCAGTTCCAGTGTCAGTTGTTGCTCCAATACCTCTTCTTGATACTCCAGTTATTGGAAGATTACTATATGAGGGTTCTGGTATAGTAATGACAGGATCAGTATAACCAGTTCCATTACTGTCAATTGTAAATGCTAATGATCCACCTGCACCAACAACTACTGATACTGCTGCACCTGAACCACTACCAGATCTATCAGTAACAGCAACAGAGACTGGATGACGATAACCAGATCCAAATGTATTATCTCCTTGGAATTCAAATACTGTACCTGCTCCAACATATGCATGTGAAACAGTGCTTGTACCAACATTCGTTGTAAATGTTGTTGTAGATAAAATACCTGTTACACTAAATGATCTGTTTGTTTCAATACCTAAAACTGGATTAAACACAAGTCCATCAAATCTTACAAATTCATTAATGTTTCTAAAGTTATGATTGGTTGAAGTAGTAACTTCTAACTGACCAGTTAAATTATTAAATGACGCAGTTGATATACCAAATGTTTGACCTGTTGTTGGAACTCCAACAATACCTATTATTGAAGAACCTGCACCTGTGATTGCAGACACTTTTGCACCTAGAAGTGGAGCAACTCCTAAACCACCTGTTGATCCAAGTGATACAATTACACCACCTCTTGGTAATTGATTTTGATTTACATCAACATCACTTATAATCTTAGTACCATTTGAAGATGTAATACCAGTGAATATTACATTACTTGCACCACCTGATTCAGCAAATTCATAATTGTTCCCTAAGTTATTAAATGTTGACGGTGTTTGGAATATACCATTTAGAAGAAGCATTGTGCTTCCAGTTTGTATACCTGATGTGCTTGCACCTCCAACTTTAACTGGAAGAGTTGCAGCAATACCTGTGAAACTATCAGATATATCGTCAAATATTGTATTAGTGCTATAATCTTGTCTTAAATATACTCTTCCATTAAATGTAGATTTTAAAGGATCAAGATTTGATTGTGTTTTCTGTGTGGTATTAGTTCCTCTAGGTGCATCAGTAAAGTGTATTGTACTATCAACAATATTATAACCACCTGAGAATAATCTACTTGTTGCACCTGATGAATGACTTGTTGCAGCAGATCCTATTGCACCTCTTTCTACAACAACTAAACTAACAGATCCTGTTTCTGAAATAGGACCAACTGATGTAGTACCTAGACCAACTCTGCTAATCTTCATAAACTCATCATCAATTTTAATTATATCACCTGATGTAATTGATGATAATCCAGTTACACTAAATGTTGTTGCAGAATTTGTAATATTAAATTCTAAATCAGTTGTAATTGGAGTAAATGCTATTGGAGATTGAATTACACCATCAATTGATAATAATGCTTTTTCATTCTTCTTAAACATTTCAAATTCATGAGCATTACCAGTTCCTACACCAGTGAATGTAATAGCAATACCTGCTAATGAGTCAGGATGAGATTTTGAAATTTTGAATGTATCTTTGTTTACTCTAATAGCATAAACTTCAGATCCTAGAGTTCCTCCAGCAGTCGCAATTCCTGATAAAGATATACCAGTAAATGTTGAACCAGGAGTGTAAACTAATCTTTCTCCAGTTTCAAAGAAGTGATCTATGATTGTGAATAAACCAGTAGCTGGATTTAAGGTTGCTGTGTCTGATGGATTAAATTGTTTTTGGAATATTGGTTTTGAATCACTCTGTAAAGCAAAACTTGTTTTGTTTGATCTTGTTCCATTAATAGCATCGTATTGTGCGAATGATAATGATTCAGTAACTGTACCATATTGTAAGTCTGGTGGTATGTTAAGAAGATCAGTTTCAGAGTAAAATGCCTCTGTAAATGTTTGCACCTGAACACTATTAGTTCCACCACTAAACAGTGGATCAGGATGAAAATTAAGATTTAAATCATTACCAACAATTGTTGATGAGAATGTACCTATACCTGATGTGCTTCCGATTGATAAGAATGGATATTGTGTTATATGTGAATCAGTTGAATCATGTGCAACAAGAACTTGATGAAGTGAACTTGTAGATCCACTAGAAACTCTTACAAAACCTTTTAGTGAAGATATTTCATTTTCTGTAAAGGATGCAATGGTTGATGATGTAGAAACATTTGAGAAATTAGATTCAAATCTACTTGTTTTTTCAGTTCCTTCTAATTGACCTGGTAATTTAAATCTGTAAGTTCCTATTCCAGCAGCAGTA